AAAACTCCAAGATATAACTCAAAGGGTGAACTACTTACTGTTGATGAAGCAGTACAAGAGTTTTTAACACAGAACGCACACTTCCAAGCAGCAACTCCTTCTGGGAGTGGAAGTGTTAGTAATGTGGGTAAGTCAGAAACGAATAAGACTCTAAACATTTCGGAACTAGACATGAATAATCCTGCTGACAGGAAACTCTATGCTGAATACAAAAAGCAAAGAGATAGTGTAAGCACGATTGTTAATTTAAATAAATAATATCTATGAAAGGATATAACTATGGCTAATGAAACAACATCAAGTACAGTTTCCGAACTGTATACTGAAATCGTAGCTGAAGCACAATTCGTTATTCAAGAGAAATCTATAATGAAAAACCTTGTGAAGAACTACGCAATAGCAGGTGGTGGTAAATCAGTTGAAGTTCCTATTTATGCAGCAGTTAGTGCAGCAGCAGTAGCGGAAGCAACAGATTTAGCCAACACAGCAATCAATCCAAGTTCTGTGACTATTACAGCTTCAGAAGTTGGTGTAATGACAACATTAACAGACCTAGCAAGAAACTCTGCACCAAGAAATGTAGCAGCAGATATTGGTAGACTTTTTGGTGAAGCAATCGCTAAGAAAATGGATCAAGACTTAATTGCTCTATTTGATGGCTTTAGCACAGCAGCAGGTACAGATAGTGCAGTACTTTCCCCTGCAACTGTATTTAATGCAGCTTCAACACTAAGAGCAGCAGGATTACCTGTTAATGAAACATATCTTGTGGTACACCCAAAGGTAGCGTATGACCTCAAATCTGGTCTTACAAATACTTTTGCAGGTTTAGACCATGACTTATCAAATGAAGCATTAAGAAATGGCTTTATTGGTCAAATCGCAGGTATCAAAATCTTTGAAACAGGCAACATGTCAAACACAGGCACAGCAGGTGATTACAAAGGTGGAATGTTCCACAAAGATGCACTTGCTCTTGCTATGATGCAGGACATTAAGATTGAAACACAAAGAGATGCTTCTTTAAGAGCAGATGAGATTGTGGCAACAGCAGTATATGGTGTTGGTGAACTACATGACTCATATGGTATTGAAGTTATCGCTGACTCATCAATCCAATAATAATACTTTTATGGGTGGGGTTAATTCCCCACCTGTTCAGAAAGGAATATTATGAAACTTACCAATGGAAAAAAAATTATTGATAGACCGCTTACAGATTATGAAAAGAATAAAAATATTTGGGAATTAAGAGGTTGGAAACCTGTTGAAGATAAACCTAAAGTTGATAAGGTAGAAAAACCAAAGAAAAAGAAAGATAAATAATGGCAACATCAGAATTTGGAGTAAACCTAGCAGAAGTACAAAAATATCAACCAGATATTGCTGCATATGGTATTACAGATTTTGATACTCAACTACAATTCGCAGAAGATGATGTCATTAGACAGATCCGTGAGGAATGGTGGGAGAGATATAGACATACAGTCAGATACAAAGATATTACAAAGATCACATCCTTAGAGTTAGTAAACTCTAAATTAACAGACGCACAATGGAAAAGGTGCGTAGTTTACAAAGCATTAGCAGAATATATCATGCCACAACTTACTAAATGGAAAACACCAGAAGGTGATAATGATGCGTTTCAAGTACAAATAGATTTTTACAGAGCAAGTTATGCAACTGAATTTCAAGCTATTTTAAGAGATGGTGTAGAATATGATGAAGATGGTGATAGTACAGTATCTAATAGTGAGAAAGAGCCAATCCATCATTTGAGGTTAGTGAGGTAGATATGTGTCCTTGTGATGGTCAATGTTTATGTAAATAATGGTTGCTGAAGTAAAAATTACTAGCAATACAATCCAAATAGCAAACGAAATTAAAGGCATATCTAGAAAGATGTCTAGTGCTATTAAGAAATCATTAGCAAATGTTTCAGCGTTTGAAATCAAAGAAATTAGATCAAGAACTCAAACCAAAGGTGTAGATGCTTTTGGTAGAAAGTTTAAACCCTATTCACCAAATTATAAAAGAGCAGGAGTAAAACAATCTGGAGTGGTTGATCTTACAGATACAGGGCAAATGTTTAGTTCTTTAACAAGTAAAATTAGTGCAAGTAAAGGTGTATTATTCTTTAGAAGAAATGCAGAGAGTAAAAAAGCATCATTCCATGATCTGTTTGGTGTAGGTAAAAATAAAATTACTAGACAATTCTTTAGAATTAGTAAAGATGAACAAAAGAAAATTAGAACAATATTTAGTAAGGTATTAGCTAGGGAGTTAAAGCTGTGAGTGAAAGAGAAGATATTGCAAGTGATATAGTAACTAAACTGACAGCAGTTAGTTCACCAATTACATTTAAAAGAATTTCAAGAGAGCCATTTGAGGTAGAAGAATTATCTAATGCACAGTTCCCTGCTGTTTACATAGCAACAAGTGATGAAACAAGAGAAGATTTTAGCATGGGAAGTAATAGTACAGGGAAACGATCTGGTACTATTGATTTTGTTATAGTTGGTTATGTTAAAGGAACTACAAGTAATATTGATACAGCTAGAAACCAATTAGTAGAAGTAGTAGAAGAAACATTAGACAATGATATTACCAGAAACAATAATGCTATTGATACACAGATTGTAGATGTATCAGCAGATGAGGGTGTTCTTTTTCCTATAGGTGCAGTAAGAATTGTGGTAAGAGTTTTATATGAATTTACAAGAGGTACAGCATAATGGCTAAAGATATAATAATGACTAAAGGGAGTGATATAGTTTGTATCAATCCTAATAGCCTTGATAAGTTTTTAAAACTAGGCTATGTTCAAGAAACTTCTAGTGGTGTTCAAAAAAAAGTTGAAATGAAACCAAAAGAAGTTAAAAAAGAATATAATAAACCAATTACAAAGGAGTAATTAAATGGCACATCATGGTAAAGAAGGTGTTGTAAAAGCAGGTAGCACAGTCATTGGTGCGGTCACAGGTTTTACAATAGATACAACAGCAGATGTTGTAGAAGATACAAGTCTTGGTAATTCTGCAAAAACATACTTAGCAGGAAGAACAGCATTTAGTGGATCAATAGATATGCACTATGACGAAGGTGATGCGGCACAAGAAACTTTAGATTCTGGTGCAACAATAGCTTTCACATTACTACCAGAAGGAAACACATCTGGAGATCAATCATTTGCAGGTAATGGTATTGTAACATCAATGTCAGTTGGTGTTAGCTTAGACGGAGTATCTACAAGAACTGTTGCTTTTCAAGGCACAGGTGCTTTAACTATCGGTACAGTTTAAGAACTAGATGACATCAGATAAAATAGACTTCTTTGAGGGAGTCAAAGGTCATTTTGAGGCTTTAGAAACTAAGATTATTGAAGTTCCAGAATGGGGATTAGTAGGTGATAAATCTATTTATTCCAAACCTTTTAATATGCTTGAAAAAGCTAAAATATTTAAAGGTGCAAATGATAACGATCTTAATGTTTTAATAGATGTTATTATTGAAAAGGCTTTAACTAAAGATGGTGAGAAGATGTTTAATATGGAACATAAACTCAAATTTAAAGTTAAAGCTGACACCGATATTATTGCAAGAGTATCTTCTGCAATTATGAGTTCAGAACAAGATATTCCTGCTTTAAAAAAAAAATAAAAGATACACCAGAAATTTTCAATATCTTAGCAATCGCTGAGAAATTACACAAAACAGTTGCAGAAATATTGCAAATGTCTACTTTTGAGTTTATGTTGTGGTTATCGTACTTTGAATTACAGCACGAGGAAAATGAAAGACAGCAACGCATAGCAAAGATGAAAAATGGCAGATAAAAACCTCAATATTAATATTGTTGCTAAAGACAAAAGCAGACAAGCACTAAGCAAAGTACAAGGTAGATTAAATAGTGTAAAACAATCAGTTTTTAGCCTTAAAGGTGCATTAATTGGTATTGGTGCAGGTGCAGTAGTAAAATCATTTGTTGATGTTGGTAGAGAAGTTGAAAGTCTTGGAGTTAGATTTAAATTCTTATTTGGATCAGCAGAAGAAGGATCAAAAGCATTTGATAATCTTACAAAGTTTGCAGGTAAAGTACCATTTTCACTAGAAGCTATATCTCGTGCATCTGGAAACCTTGCTGTTGTATCAAAAGATGCAGATGATTTAAATAGAATATTAGAGATTACAGGTAATGTTGCAGCAGTAACAGGACTAGATTTTGAAACCACAGCTAGTCAAATCCAAAGATCATTTGCAGGTGGTATTGCTAGTGCAGATATTTTTAGAGAAAAAGGTGTCAGAAGTCTATTAGGATTTCAAGAAGGTGCAAAAGT